ACTGCAAAATATGAGGGGTTTAAGGTATGAACGTAAAGTTAGTCAGTTACTCTAAAGCTACAGGAGAATACGATTTTAATGATGGGACTGAGCTACAGGATCTAATTGCTTATTGCGCGAGGGTATCGAATCCTGCGGGGCAAAGCAATACTGCTACAAACGAAAAGCTACTTCGCTATCTTGCTAAACATAAACATTGGTCCCCATTTGAAATGGTTAGTGTATGTCTTGAAATAGAAACAACCCGAGATATAGCCCGACAGATCCTACGCCATAGGTCTTTCTCCTTTCAGGAGTTTAGCCAAAGATATGCTGATCCTACAGAGGATCTACAATTTGAGCTTCGCGAAGCTAGACTTCAGGATACGCAGAATCGTCAGAATTCTATAGACATAGATGAGCTATCTGGGCCGGAAGGACAACAACTACAAAAAGACTGGCAGGCAATTCAGTATCAAGTTATACACGAAGCTAAAATGGCTTATCGATGGGCAATAGAGAATGGTATTGCTAAGGAGCAAGCTCGAGCGGTACTACCTGAGGGTAACACTGTATCCCGACTTTATATGAACGGAACTCTTCGATCGTGGCTACACTATATCGACCTACGTGCTTCAAATGGAACACAGAAGGAACATATCGAGATAGCTAAGGCTTGTGGAGAAAAGATAGCTAAAGTATTCCCTGCTATCGTAGAAATGGTGAATCAAAAATGAAATTAATATCTACATATTGGCGCGACTCAGATAACGCTACTGCAAAAGTCCATGGTAATGATGAAGATGGTTATACTATACATTATTATGATTCTTCTGGGATGTTTATGGATAAAGAATCCTTTCCGGAAAAAAGCCTTAGATTCCACGAGGATGCAGCAGAGAATTGGGCACTTGGAATAAAGCCACTACCATTATAGGTGATAATATGCTACGCGAAATGACTTGGCCAGATGGAATACCCTCACATTATGAAGCATACCTTAAGCTTAAAGATGATCCAGTTAGGCCGCATATACCTAAACTTGTAAGGTATACAGAAAATAGAAATACTTTTTTTCTTACAGACGAAGAGGATAAGAAGGTAACCGCTATTGTTTGCCTGTCTAGAAATAATACTATTGCTAAGGAAGAATCTGACCTTTCTTTATATTCCGCTAAAGAAGCTGAGAATACTATAGTTCATCTTTATACAATATGGAGTTACGGTAAAGGTGCTGGTAGGGATCTCGCCTTGCAAATAGTCGAAGCTATACCAAAGCGCTGGCCTCAAGTTAAAAGAATATTAACTCTAAGCCCCCATACAGATATGGCAAGGAAGTTCCACTTATCTAACGGAGCTTCAGAACTACAGATAAATGAGAATACAATAAACTTTGAGTATGAGGTATAGTATATGTTTTTAGAATGGTGGATGATCGGAATGCTTTTGGTTTGGTGGATGTTATCAGTATTTGGTATAGCTCGTATCGAAAGACAGAAATCTTTTGCTACGGGTTTGGGCATGGGAGTTAAGTATACCCTTCAATGGGTTCGGGATGAGAACATAACATATAAAGCTATTTGTGAAAACCTTATTGATGATCTAAACAGCGGTAAAGTAGAAATAGAGGACTTTGAATAATGTATGAATATAGAGCAAAAGTAATAAAGGTAATTGATGGAGACACAGCAGACGTAGATATTGATCTAGGTTTTGACATAGTACTGAAAAACCAACGAATTCGTTTTATGGGTGTTGATACACCAGAATCCAGGACTTCCGATAAAGAAGAAAAGGTATATGGCCTATTAGCGAAGGACTTCGTTCAATCCCATCTTGTAAAGGGTGATTATGTTACTCTGCAGACATTTAAGGACGATCGGGGTAAATTCGGTAGGGTTCTAGGCGATTTTAAAGTATACGACACCAATAATGATCGATGGACTACTCTTTGTAGGCTGCTAATTGAAAATAACTTAGGTGTAGCATATCACGGTCAAAGCAAAGACGATATTAAAGAAGAGCACCTTAGAAACAGACAGATTCTTTCTGAAAAAGTAAATCTTAGGGTTAAAATTGAAAAAGTAAATCTTAAGGTTAAAAGTCCCTGGCTAACTGAGTAAAGTTACGATCTGTGACGATCTTTTTTCTTTAATAAAAACAATGGCTTATGAGATTCGTTTTCATAAGCCATTGTTCTATATAGGGTTTTTATTTTCGGGGGAGGGGGTTCTCAAAGGCCTGAAATGTTGGTATAATACTCACATAAATTAGGAAAAGGAGCAAACCCCATGAACTATACTTGGAATCGTGACGATTTAGTTAGCTACATATCAGACAGATTTAAGGAGCTNAATGGCATTCGCCCTCGCTTCAACTGGGACGAGTGGAGCACGGCAGAACTTGAGGCAGAGTGTGATAGACTCAGTGCTCAGATTGAGTACGAGATCCATAGGGATCGTCTTGAGATGGAGGCGGCTCTCGGCGCAATGCTGGAGTATGCTCCAGATTTAGAAACAGCCCAACGATGGGCAAAGGAGTATGTGTAATGAATTATTCTAAGTATCCTTGTCAGGTCGAGATGGTTAAATATCACCTAGGTAAAGGAGGCCTGAGTAAAGAGAACGCTGGCTTTATGACATGGAACGATGCCTGCGAATGGGCAGGGTCAGTTACACTGAGCCATAAGGTGCCTTACGTTGTACTGGAGCTTCGAAACTTAATGACTAACGAATTGGAGAAATTTTAACATGACTGAAGAAGAACATGATCAAGCAAAAGCTATAATGGGATTAGTGTTACTCGGTGGTATTATCCTGGGTGCATTTATTCATTATCTTGTAGGAATGTTTATATGATTATCGTAAACTATGAAGGTAGGACAAATAGTACTGAGCGAAAGCTTATGGACGAACTATCTGTTCTAGTTTCAGAAAGGTACTTTCCCAGACACAAGGTTCAAGTTACTTTTAAGATGATGCAGTCTCTTGAAAAAAATGAGAACATCCAGGGTGACACTATATGGGAAGACAACGATAAGGAAGAAAATGAATTCTTTCCTTCATCAAGATGCGGAAGACCAAGATGTTTTACTATCCGTATGCAGAAAGGATACGATCTTGAGACCCTTATTACCCTTATAGCACACGAGCTTGTTCATGTTAAGCAGTACGTCTTAGGAGAACTTCGTAACATCTACAACCCGCATAAGATCGAATATAGGACCATCTATAAGAATAAGGATGTTACCAACTGGGCTTATATGAGATGCCCCTACGAAAAAGAAGCTTATCGATTACAGGAAAAGCTTAGGGTTGAGTACCTAAAAACACATAAATAGTACTATCGATAAGAGATTGAGACCACTATGAAAAAATTTAACACGTTTCTTTCTGAACAGCCTGAGGTTATAAGCGAAGCCCCAGTTGCTTTAAGACCGGCAGAACTTAAGAAGCCTAATGGTAAGACAGGGGAATCTAGGATCGAGATTCTTCGCAAAGCTACCATTGCTGGTACGCCTCTCGTTACAACTGACTTAAAAACAGTTGAGATTGCAAATACCCACGACAATCTAGAACGTATAGCAAAGTTTGCTGACGACCAAAAGCCTATTACCCTTATTACTAAAACCGGAGAAGAGATTACTTCTTCTCAGCTAGCTAAGACAGCATTATTTGGTGGTGGAGGCGGAGCAGGTGGTGGCACAGATAATACCGCAGTCACAGAAGCAGCCCAATGTCTCTGGCTAGCAGCAATGCTTAAGCACGGCATACAAGATATTGAATACTATACCCCTGATGTGCTAAAAGGTGTAATGAGTCGTGTAGACGTNGGTAANACAACGTTTAAAGAAATGATGGATATAGACTCATCTTGGCAATACTCATCATACGAGTCCGCTAAAAAGATAATTAAAGCAGGTTACGTTAACCCTAAACATAGATTCCATCGCGGATCGCCAGGGATGATAGCGATATATGCTACAAAGACAAGAGCATTTAAGAACTCAGAGCTTAAGGTATTATCAGACGATAAATGGAACCCCGGTGATATTTGGGCAGTTGAGTCTCCAACCTATATAAAAGATAGTCTCGATGATAGCTCTGTAGCAGCACTAAACAATTCAATACTTAGTTTATTTCTTGATCGTAAGCTCGTTGGCATATCTCTTAAGAAGGTTACAAAAGAAGCTAAGATTAAAGAATATAATATCTCATCATCATTAACACCACACAAACTAGTATCAGTCGCAGTAAAGTCTCGTACACGCGGAGACTTCTTTTCTAATAAATCTGGCACAATTACCTATGATGATGGCATAATGGACATTAGACCGAACAGCTATCTAGGCACAAATAAGATAGAGATTAAAGGTAAGACAGCACGAGGCGGAGGAGCAGGATGGGGTGTTGTTGTAGAAGCAGCTCGTCGTTATATGGGTGCAAATATACCACTCCATCCAGTAATTAAAAAAGCTGCAACAAAAATAGCAAAGGGAGATAAAAGAGAAACACAAAGGTTCTTTATTAAAGCAAAGGTCTGTGACGAATCTCTTACCTATGATTACTTCCTTGAGCAAATAGAACAAAAAGATGCCGGTTGGGTATCTGCTAAGCTTGGAGCGATAGAGGTTTGCTATGCTCTTATTAAAAATAAAGGAACAAAAGCGGATAACTTTGTTAACTCTATTGTTAACTATGCAGCATCTAAATCAGAAGATTCATCAGCATTTATAAAGGTATACCAATAATGATATCATTCGGGACTTATATAACCGAACAAAAGAATACCCACATGACTCACCTGGAAGATCAGGTTATATACGGTGGAGTAAAAGGAGCTCGTGATGCTATTCTAGCTCTTCGCTCTCTTCGTGATATGCTTGCTGGCAGTTCTACAAAGGCCGTAGACGTTACAGTTAAGTGGGATGGCGCACCAGCAGTCTTCGCAGGAATTGATCCAAGTGACGGGCAATTCTTTGTTGCTAAGAAAGGTATCTTTAATAAAAATCCTATGGTTTATAAGAACCATGCTGAGATTGAAGCAGATACTTCTGGCGATCTACAAGCTAAGCTTAAGATTGCATTTACTGAAATGAGTAAGCTTGGTATAACAGACGTGGTCCAGGGTGATGTTATGTTCTCTGGCTCAGATGTAAAAACTGAAACAATTGATGGTAAGAAGTACGTTACATTCCACCCGAACACTATTGCCTATGCGGTCGATGCTAACTCAGAAGAAGCTAAAAGAATTAAAAAAGCTAAGATTGGCATAGTATTTCATACGTCTTACTCTGGCGGTACATTTGAAACCATGACTGCTAATTATGGTGTGGACGTATCTAAGTTTAACAAGGTGGATACTATCTGGGCACAAGATGCTGAACTACGGGATCTATCTGGTAATGCTACTCTTACTAAAGAGGATACTGCTGAGGTTACGACTGCTTTGTCCCAGGCTGGTAAGATCTTTCAAAAGATCGCTGGGTCTACACTAAAAGAGATAGAGTCTAATCAAGAACTAGCCCGTATGATTGAAACTTATAACAATAGTTTCCTTCGCAACAAAACAGAGGTTACGAATACGGCTAAGCATGTTACTGGTCTTATCCAGTATGTAGAGACTAAGTTTCAAAAAGAAGCAGATAAGCGCTCCACCGACAAAGGTAAGTCAGCACAATATGCTAAGCGTGACGAGCTTCTTAAGTTCTTTAACCCCAAGAATAAGGCTAATCTTAAATTAGTCTTTGATTTACAGAAAGCTATTGCTTCTGCAAAGCTAATTATTATAAATAAGCTTAACAAGTTAAATAGTATAAATACATTTGTTAAAACGAAAAATGGGTTTAAAGTAACCGGCCACGAAGGCTTTGTTGCTATAGACCGCATTGGAGGCGGAGCAGTTAAGCTAGTAGATAGATTAGAATTCTCTACTAATAACTTCGACCCTAATATTATAAAAGGCTGGGACTCACCGTCTCGGGGCTAATGGGAAATAAATATGTACTCTTTTAAAGACTACTTAGCTGTAGATTATACTCAGACTGGCGACGAGCTTTTAGCGCTCAAAGCTAAAAGACGCAAGATCGATGACGCAGCTGGCACTATTGGCGAGGATGACTTCGACGAAGCGCTAACAAATATGCAACGCCAAAAGGCTAAGCAAACCTTCCGTAAGAATAAAGCTAAGATTGCTCTAGGTAAAAAGAAAGCTGCTAAAAAGATCGCTTCTCCAGAACAACTCCAAAAACGAGCAGACAAAGCAGCTCGTAATATCCTCATTAAGAAAATTACCAAAGACAAAGATAAGAGCGATCTATCCTTTGCTCAAAGATCCAATATAGAAAAGCAGCTAGATAAGAAAAAAGCTGCTATTAAGAAAATAGCTAAAAAACTCCTACCTAAACTTCGAATTGCAGACCGAAAAAAGAAAGCTGCAGCAAAAGCCGGCGGAGCAAATTAATGACAGGTTTTAAATCGTTCTCGGACTATTTAGTGGAGGAAACCAAAGAAGTAGTTTTTACATTTGGTCGTTTTAACCCTCCAACTGTTGGTCATGAAAAACTTATTGCTAAAGTAGCTTCTGTTGCTAAGGGTAATAACTACCGCGTCTATGCATCACAATCATCTGACCCCAAAAAGAATCCTCTTGACTACGCTACCAAGATTAAAGTTATGCGTAAGATGTTTCCTAAGCACGGGCGTAACATTATCTTAGATAAGAATGTTAAGAATGCTCTAGAGGTATTAGTTCAGCTATACGATCAAGGATTCACTAAAGTAACAATGGTAGTTGGATCTGATCGCGTTAATGAGTTTACTGCACTTACCAATAAGTACAACGGACAAAAGCTACGTCATGGCTTCTATAACTTTGAAGATGGCGTCAATGTTGTATCAGCAGGCGAACGTGATCCAGATGCAGAAGGTGTTGAAGGCATGTCTGCTTCTAAGATGCGAGCTGCTGCAGCTGATAACGACTTTACTTCTTTCTCTCAAGGACTACCTACTTCCTTTAAAGGCGGAAAAGATCTCTTTAATTCTATTCGTAAAGGAATGGGTATTAATGAAGCTTCTGACTTTACCAAGCATATCCAGCTAGAAACAGTCTCTGAAGAGCGTGAAGCTTATGTTCAGGGTGATCTATTTTCTGTTGGTGATATCGTCTCTATTAAAGAATCAGAAGAGGTTGGTGAGATAACTATGCTTGGTGCTAACTACGTTATTGTAGAAATGGCAGACGGCAAAAAGTTACGTAAATGGTTATCTTCTGTTGACCTTATCGAATCAGCCCCTACTGAAATAGACGAAGACTGGTTTACTACGCTGATTGGCAAATATACAAATGCTAAAGGCTATAAGGTAGCAGCAGAGATACTCCAAAAGATTGTAGATCGTAAGAAAAAAGAAGGTTCTCTCCGCCACGACATTAACTGGTACGCAGCTAAGGTAGCTGATCAGGTTCGTGGTGTAGATGCTCGTACACTTGGAAAGATGGTTACTGAGAAGACTCGCAAGGTTATACAGGATCCCGATATTGAAGATAGAGAGGGATCACAGACTAAAAGATTCTTTACAGGATTAAAGAAATCCACCAAGGTTGATCGAGACAGGGAATTTCAGAAGAGAAAAGACCTAGACGATGATGATCCAGCTGGATATAAGCCAATACCTGGCGATGCTAAGTCTAAGACTAAGCCTTCACAACACACTAAAAAGTTTAAACAGATGTATGGTGAAGACCTATCATTTGATGAGAGTAAAAGCTCTGTAGAGACTACTCTACGCAAAAAAGCAGATCAATCCGGTATGCCATACAGTATTCTTAAGCAAGTATACAACCGCGGTTTAGCAGCTTGGAAGGTAGGACATAGACCAGGAGCAACTCCAGCACAATGGGGTATGGCTCGAGTTAACGCGTTCGCAACCAAGGGTGAAAAGACCTGGGGTAAATACGATTCAGATCTAGCAGATAAGGTAAGGGCCAGCAAAAAATGAGCAAAATAGTGAAAGACCTAATGGAAAAAAGAGCAGCTAAAGAGCAAGTTGACGAGCCAGCATCTCAAGATGAAGCTGGTATGGCAATGGACCAAGCTAAGTTCATTGGCTATGTTTCTAAAGAGATCATGGAGTATCTACAGGGTAACAATGATTTCCCTGAATGGATGCAAAATAAGCTCACAGGCTTCCATGAAAAAGCAAAAGATATGCATGCTGTAATGGCTGGCAAATATGAGTCAGTTGAAGAATCTCTCCGTAAAGATATTGCTGCAATGTCTGCTAAGTTCCCTGAAGGCAGCAAAGTACGTATGAAACACGACGGCAAAGTTGCTAAGGTCGTATCAGTAGGTAAAGACTTTGTTAAAGTTGCTGTAGGCAATAAGACAATGGATCATAAGCCTAGCGAATTAGAGAAGCTTAACGAAGCAAAAGTAACCGATGCACAGATACACAAAGTGCTTGGACCAACTAAGAATGCTAAACAAGGCATTGAAGCCTTAAAGAAAGCATTTAAGGTTAATGACAAAGAAGCAGAAGCGCTAATGCAACGCGTGCTTGATGAAGCAAACCGTGGATCAGATTCGTACAGAGTTAAGTACAAAGGCGACATTAACACCGTTCGTGCTGATAGCCCAGAAGACGCTCTGAAAAAGTCTATGAAGGCTTTTGGTATTGGTTCAATGAACAAAAAAGACTACATGAAAAATGCATCTGCAATTTCAGAAGCTGTAAATTTTCACGTACGTATGGATCACCTAAAAGACCAGGAATCAAAGAAGGTTGTTGCTATCTTACAAAAAGCTGAAAAGTCTGGCTCTATTAAGTACAAAGGCGAAACAGACAAAGGCATATCGTTTTCTGCTAAATCCGAGCCTGCTGTTAATACTGTTACTAAAGATATAGCTAAGGTATCTCGTGTAGCTGATGTAGATATTATGGAAAAGCTCGAGGTTTCAGATGGTCTTGATCAATGGATCAAAGACTTCCAAGCATCGGATGCACCCCAGTTTGCAGATCAGTCCAAAGAAGAGATTCGCAATATGGCTATCGCAGCATATCTAGCTGCTAAGAAAAGAGCTAAAGAAACTAAAGAATCTACTAAAGCTTATGGTAAATCGATGGATGATATAAAGAAAAAGAATATATCCAGTAAAGACAAAAATACCCTAAGTAAACTTGCTGATTTAATGGCAAAAGAAAAAGGTAAAAAATGAGAGACTTTTCGTCTTACTTAAACTTCGAGTATCATCTAGAGAAGGGAATACCCTTGCACGAGAACGTGTTTAGGGTAGGTTCCGAAGCATACTATGCCATATTTCTAGAGGCTCGAGAGCGTATGCGATTTGGCTCTTATATCCCTGAAGGTATCGATAAAGATATCTTAGATACGGATATTGGTCTATATGATATGTACGAAGGCAATCATATACCTCTTGACTGCCCAATGATGTACGAGGAAAAAGACGTAGAGCTTAATTCCCCCAAGCGCGGCGGTAATAAGAAGTTTTATGTCTACGTTAAGAATGATAAGGGTAACGTTGTTAAGGTATCCTTTGGTCAACCTGGTATGTCTGTAAACATAGACGATCCTGATGCTCGTGCATCTTTTGCAGCTAGACATCAGTGTGATCAAAAGAAAGATAAAACCAAGCCAGGTTATTGGGCTTGTAGATTACCGTATTATGCTAAGCAGCTCGGTTTATCTGGGGGTGGAAACTTCTTTTGGTAAAACCGTACGTTGAGCATAATGGTATCCGCGTATTTCCTATAGACGTCTCAGAAGAAGATCTGGTCTGGCATAGGGATAAAGAAGACAGAACTATTAAGGTTCTGGAAGGATCAGGCTGGAAGTTTCAATACGATAACACCTTGCCATTTGAGCTAAAGTTAAAAGATGAAGTCACCATTCGAGAAATGGTATATCATAGGCTAATCAAGGGAATATCACCCTTGAAAATAGAAATAATTAGAGGATCAAATGTCAACTAAAAGACCAACAGCTGCTGAAGCAATAACCCAGATACAAGAGCATATTAGCAGGGATGAAGGCAGATTAGATCGTATTGAAAGTAAAATCGATAAGCTAGCAGAAACTATGGTTTCACTCGCTCGTGCTGAGGAAAAGCTAATCTCTCTAGAAACGGATCGTATTACTATTGCTGAAAGATTAAATAAACATTCTGATAGAATAGATAAAGTAGAAAGTAAAGTAGAAAAAAACGAAGGCACTCTCAGCATAATAGGCAGGGTGTTTTGGATTTGTTTAACCGCATTTGTCGGCGCAGCTGCCGTACAATATTTTATTTAATAAGGAAATAAAAAAAATGTCTAAGTATGATAATAATCCGGTAGCTGCAGCATATGTGGCAATGTACGAAAAGAAAGTAGTAGAGCGCGCATCATGGGTTCCTGAGGAAATCACTGATGAAGGCGCAGCTGAGTTTATGGGTGCTGCTGCTAACGCTGCTAAGAAAGGCGACAAGACCTTTAAGTTTGGTGATAAAGAGTATAAGGTCACCATGAAGAAAGATACTGTTGATGCTATCACTAAAAAAGAAAGCGTCAAAGAAGAAGACGAAGTTAAAGTGTGCGAAGAGTGCGGCAAAGTTCACGAAGGTGCTTGCGAATCAGGCGATAAGAAAGAAATGGACGAAGAATCTGATCTTGATGAAATATCTAGCAAAACCCTTGCTAACTACGTTAAAAAATCTGGTAAAGACAGAGATGTACAGCTTAATAGATTAAAGAAAGCTAGGGGAGCAGGCGAGAGTGAAAAGGCTAAAGATGCATCTCGTAGGTTCAGTGCTCGAGGCAAAGGCCGAGAGATGGCTGTGGATAAGTTAGTTAATAAAAATGCAGATTCTGGGGTAGAACGCAAAAAGATTAAAAGACCCCCTAGCTATAACAAAGAAGTCCGTGAGCCTGAAGCAAAAGGCGAGAAAGACTTTAAAGATATGCACACTAAGAACACCAAGAAATCTGGTGAAAAAGACGACGGTACAGTCACTAAGTAAGACAACTAAACCATGGCACAATATAGCGTATGTTAGTAGATAACGAGGTATAAAAATGGCTACAAAAACAGGTTACTTAAAAGACTCAATTGCTAAAGCAACTGGTTACTATTCGGTCAAAGGCGAAAAGCTTAAAGGAGCAGCCTTAACTCAGGAAGAGCAAGATACATGGAATGGCGTTGCTAAAAAAGCTGCTGAGCCCGTAGTAGAAGCAGTGGAAGAGTCTAAAGAAGAAGAAGTAGAGCATATTAAAAAGAGTAAGAAGAAAAAAGGCTTATTCTCAAAAGGCAGCTAAAAATCTTTAATAAATAAAGTTGTAAAAAAAGACTTTATTGATTGGGGATGTATGAAGCTATTTGAAACTTTGAATGATAATAATTTTCTTCTGTATGCTGCACAGAACTACAGTAACAACCAGTGTGTAGATGCAGAAGAATTTTATGATGATCTAAACAGATTTAAGTATATTAAGAGGCTAATAAGTAGATACAATCAAACTGGAGAAATCCAGGAGAGACTACTTATTAATCATATCGTAGTAATCTTTAATCTTTTTGGTATTGAAGCTGCTAAGAGAATGATGTGGTATAGGATTAAAGAAGAAGACTGGCCAATTGTTAAACCAGTAATGCTTTATCTAAACTATATTACAGAATCAGACAAAATAGACGTTGGTCTAGATCCACTTATCGTAGAGAGATTAAGAAACATATGAGCATTGTATCCAGAACAGGTGATTTATTCTATGCTTATAGATTCATTAAGCTTCTCGTTACCCCGTGGGAAAAGACTGAAGCTTATAAACTAGGCATTGTTGACGAAGATGGCAAGAATCTTAAAAAAAGTTCTCAGCTATCAACACCAGACGAGAAATCTGCATACACTGTATTCCATCGACTAGTCTTTAATATTAAGAGACTAATGAATAAGTTACCGTTTGGTAGAAGCAAGTTAGCATCTTGGGCAACTGCTCTCTTTCTTATTAAGGAAGAAACTGGCATGAGCGAAAAAGCCATTATGAAAGTATTAGATAAGGTAGACGTTAACTTTGATGATACGCTGTCAGAGTCTACCTGGTACATGAATGAGAATAATGTTTTGCATCCAGGTGTATATACGTTACAGTATGATGTTGTGTCTCCTCTTACTGGGGAAACTATAGGCGTAAAGAATTCTAAGATTCGGGTTCATGAAAACTGTATTCCTGTTGGGGAATCGATTGGAACCCCGATATACGAGGTAACCCATATTAAGACTAAGCAAAAAGTATATGTTAATCCGGGAGANATAAAAAGATGAAGTCTTTTAAGGATTATCTGGACGAAGTCGCTGCAAATTCAGCAGGAACCGGTGGGGTAGATATGAACCCAACTGGATACTCCAAAGCTGATAAAAGAAAAAAAGATGGAATAGAAGCTATGTATCGCAGATCTTTGGGACTAATCCCTATTAAAAAAATGATAGAGAAAAGGAAAAAACAATAATGGCTGACTTAAAAAAATACTCTCGAGAACTTGATATATCAAATGGCATGGGAATTCCTGCGCACGATTATATCGGTAATACATACGATCTATCAGCTAATTTAATCGGCGTTGAATACAAGCTTGGCGGAGCGTCAGGCGCTACTGTTGCTATGCTTGTCTTAACATACGACGTCGATGGAAACTTAGAATCAGTAACGAGGACTTCATAATGTCTTGGAAATTTAATCCGTTTACCGGTAAATTGCAGGAAGTAGGTGATGGTGAGGTAACCCAACAAACTGTTAACAACTTTATTGATCAGTCTACCACAATTGCAAATATTCAAGATGGATCTGGATGGACTTTGCCTGGTCCGTATACTAATGAAGCCGGAGCTGCTTCAGGCGGTGTCGCAATAGGTCAAGCATATTACGACAATGGCGGAACAGTTAGGGTAAGGTTGACCTAATCGTGTTTAAAATCTATATGTTTGTAATAATACTTGGTATCGTTGGGGGAGCACTCTACGGAGCTAGGTATTACTATGAATCAACTCAAGCTACTATTCGCCAATTGTCTGCAGAGAAAGCTATTCTTGATCAAGCTGTAGAAAGACAAACTGCTGCTATGGAAGAAATGCAAGCAACTGCTGCTAAGCAGAATGAACTAAATCAAGCTCTTCAGGCAGAACTACAAGAAGCTGAAAGCGGACTGGACGAAATTCGCTCTAAGCTATCAAGCCATGACCTTACAAAGCTAGTATTAGCTAGACCCGGCCTAATAGAAACAAGGATAAACAATGGAACAAGTGAAGCGTTTAGGCTTTTTGAGTCTGACACTGCTCGCCCTGTCGCTGAATAGCTGTAGCATATTCCCAGACTTTGATGATGAGCCAAGAATAGTAACAGTCACTGAGACTGTATATCCTGTTATACCTCTCCAAACAAGTCCTAAGCCTATTAGTTTAAACGACGTTGAATTCTATGTTGTATCTGATAAGAATGTTGATGAATTCTTAGAAAGATTCGTAGAAGAAAATGGATCCTTAGCATTTGTTGCTATGACTGTTAAAGGGTATGAAAGCCTCTCGATAAACCTGCAAGAGCTACGCAGGTATATACTTCAGCAAAAGCAGATAATTCTATACTACGAAAAGTCTGTCACCTTCGATGATAAAAAAGAAGAAAATACCGCGGAAAATACCTCCAAATAAGGGTATACAAATCTTCTGTTTTAATATATAATAGTACACTATATAAACTTAAAAGACCGTCCTGGTCTTAATGATGTGGGATACAAGCGAATGGCAAAAACAGAATATATGGGTATTCAGATAGACTACTCACGAGATGATTTATTCGATAAGCTAGGAATACAAAGACTAAAAGAAAGTTACATGAAGGATGATGAAACATCTCCCCAGGAAAGATTTGCTTTTGTCAGTAAAACATTTGGCTCTAATCCAGAGCATGCTCAAAGACTATATGACTATGCTTCTAAGCACTGGTTATCCTATTCTACTCCTATTCTCTCTTTTGGCAGATCTAAAAACGGTATGCCAATATCTTGTTTCCTTAATTATATTAATGATACGGCCGAAGGTCTAGTTGAAAATCTATCTGAAACAAATTGGTTATCTATGCTCGGCGGCGGTGTTGGGATTGGTTTTGGCATCCGTGGAGCCGATGATAAGTCTGTTGGTGTTATGCCTCATCTCAAGACTTACGATTCATCGTGCCTCGCATATCGCCAAGGACGCACTCGCCGCGGCTCTTACGCTACTTATTTGGATATATCTCACCCAGACGTTATAATGTTCTTGGAGATGCGTAAGCCTACTGGTGATCCAAACGTTCGTTGTTTAAATCTACACCACGGCATTAACATCACAGACCGGTTTATGGAAGTTGTAGAACGTGCCATGACTGATCCTGATGCTGACGATGGTTGGAATCTTGTAGAACCGCATTCTGGTCAGATCAAAGATACTGTATCTGCTAAAGCGTTATGGCAAAAGATCATCGAGCTTCGTATGGAGACTGGCGAACCCTATATCCACTACATTGACGCATCTAATCGTGGACTACCCCAGTTCCAAAAAGACCTAGGCTTAAAGGTACATCAATCTAATCTTTGTTCAGAGATTATTCTAGCAACCAATGAAGAGCGTACAGCTGTTTGTTGTCTCTCGTCAGTTAACCTAGAGCATTATGACTCATGGAGTAAGAACTCGCAATTCCTTAAAGATATGGCGGAAATGCTAGATAACGTCCTACAGTACTTTATTGATAATGCTCCGGACTCAGTTTCTCGTGCTAAATTCTCTGCCTTCCGTGAACGTAGTATCGGTGTTGGCGCTTTAGGATTCCATGCGTATCTACAAAGTAAAAATATCCCTTGGGAAAGTGCTATGGCAACTGGCGCTAACATTAGGATGTTTAAGTATATAAGGAGCAAACTCGATGAAGCAAATATTGAACTGGGTACAGAACGCGGTAGTCCTCCCGATGCGGAAGGTACTGGTCAACGTTTTACTCATGTTATGGCTGTGGCTCCTAATGCTTCTAGCTCTATTATCATGGGGAATACTAGCCCTTCTATTGAGCCTTTTAGAGCTAATGCGTATCGCCAAGATACGTTATCTGGATCCTTTCTTAACAAAAATAAGCAATTGGTGGCTCTAGTTAATCAGAAGATTGAAAACAAAGATACTAAGCTTACATCGGATGAAGTATGGAGTTCTATCATATCAAACGA